TCTCCGCACCCATGAGCCTACGTGCCGCCCGGAGTCGTGATAACCCACGACTCCAAACACGCTGACCCCGCTGACTATAACGAAGCATCCTGCGGCCCGGAACTGCCGCACGATACTGCGGAAGATTTATTTTTAGACGCTCGCTGTCGCGTAGCCGCTCCCGCGCAGCTTGCGTCTTTCCGCGCCCTGCTGGATTGGTGGTCGCTGGAAGTCTTCAAGGAGTTCTGGAAGGACTACGAGCAGCAAGAAGGCGGGGGCCACGCCTCGCGCACCTTCGGGGATGAGGCGGCGATTCGCTTACTGCAAGCGTTGACCAACTCGCAAACCCGGCAGACCGCGATGAAGGCGGAATGTTATCTCGCCGTGATCAATCGCAAGCCCGAGTCGCAGACCGAGATTGCGAAGAAATACGGCGTCACCCGTGCCGCCGTCTCCAAGGTCATCGTTTCCATCAAGGACGATCTCGACCTCCCCACCGCGCGGCACATGAAGTCTGACACCGCCCGCGAATCATATCGAACCCGCGCCCTGCGGGTTCACCAAATACGAAAAGAAAAATTATGCAAACAACCGAACTCCAACTCATACAACCGTCTCTCGACCTTGCGATCTGCATTGATGCAGACACTTGTGCCGCAGAGCTAAAACGCTGCGCCGACGAAGCTGACCGCTGCGCGGCCCTCGCCCAAGCCGGGGCCGAGCTTGCCATCCGTCACGCATGGAACGCGGGAGCCGTCTGCCTCAAGGCAAAGGAAGTCGTGCCGCACGGCGAGTTTCAAGAATGGCTTGAGGCTAACGCTGGCGAGCGCGGAATCCGCACCCTGCAAAAATGGATGAAGCTCGCAAAAACGAATCTGGATTCGCTTTTGAACGAGAACCCGAAGGGGCTGAATGACGCTTACCGAATCACGGGCATCCTGCCCGAACCGGAGCCGAAGGCCGAAGGCGGGGAGGGGGAGAAAGATCGCCCGCCCTTCACGCTCTCGTTCAAGACGCAATATCATCACCCGTCCGAGTGGCAACGTGACGCCGCCCGTGACTTCCTCTACGAGTTCGACCGCTTGGCAAAACTGGCGATGCAACTCAAGACGGAGTTTGGCTTGTGAACGACCAACCGCGCGGGAGCATGGCAATCCCAATCTTCCTGTTTTGCTTCGCCGCCTTGGGCTTTGTCTGGTCGGTCGAGGCCACGGCGAAAGTGATCTTGCGAGTGCTTGGTCTTTGACAGTTTGGCAAAAGCATGGCGCGTTCCGACTTTTACGGCTTACCCGTTGCGACTCTTACCGAGTTGCGGGATGAGTATGTCGCCGCCATCAAAGCGATTGCCACCAACGGCGTCAGCTATTCCATCGGCGGGCGCAGCCTATCCCGCGCCAATCTGACGGAAATGCGGAACACGCTTGGCGACATTACTGCCGCCATCGACCGCGCCTCCGGTAGCCGCCGCCGCACGACCTACGCATCCTTCGCGGGCGTCCGCTCATGAACTTTGTTGACCAGACCATCGCCCTGTTCAGCCCCCGCGCAGCCCTGCGCCGGGAAGTTGCGCGGCAGAAGCTAACCGCTTTCTCGCGCTTCGACGCGGCCAAGATTACCCGCGCCCGCCCGCAGGCGCGTCAGAATATGCCCGCCGAGCAGATCGGGGGAACGACCGAGCGCATCCGGTTAATGAATCGCGCCCGCGACTTAGACGATAACTTCTCCACTGTCCGCGCCATCCTTACCCACTTCGTCATTCACACGGCAGGAACGCTTGCCTACCAAGCCCGCACGGGCGACACGGCCCTCGACCAAGACGTTGAGGCGTATCTGAATCAGTGGTTCGCCAACTGCGACTTGACCGGACGCCATTCGCTCCTTTGCCTCACGCAACTGGTCTTTCGCGCGGTGCTGGTCGATGGCGATTGCGGCGTGATCCTTGTCCGTGACGGGGATGACCTCAAACTTCAGACTGTGACCGCCGACCGGATCGGGCGCGACATTGACCTCGACCTTAACGACACGGCCTATATCGGCGGGGTGCAGATCGACCCGCGCGGGCGTCCGCTGAAATACCGCGTGTATGAGCGCGACCGCTCCGGGCGCTATCTGAACTTTGAGGAAATCGACGCGGAGAACTTCTGCCACATCGCCAACTTCACTCGCCCCGACGAATACCGGGGCCGCTCGGTTCTCGCGCCGATGCTTGATGACGCGCAGGACGTAGCCGACTTGATCGAATACGAAAAGCTCGCCGCGCGGTGGGCCTCGTCACAGGCGGGCGTGGTCAAGACTGAATACGGGGCGGACGAGGAACTTGCTTCCGTGCTGCGCGGGGAGAAAGATCAATTCGGCAACGAGATCAAGCTGACGGCGCTGGAGCCGGGGCGAATTAACTATTTGAACACTGGCGAGTCGATGGAGATGTTTAAGAGCGGCGACCGCCCCGCCGCCGCCTTCGCTAACTTCGTGCAATACTTGGAGAACCGGATGTGCCGCGCCCTTGGTGCTTCCGCTCGCGTTATCCTCGACCGCACCAGCGCAGGCCCGGAAGCGCGTAAGGATTTGCGGCAGGCCGAGCGCACGTTTGATTTCTGGCGCTATCAGTTGGAGGCGCAATTCTTGAACAAGGTCGTGCGCCTTGCCTTGATGGATGCCGCTGCCAAGCGACTCCTGCCTAACCGCCCCGAAGTCACACTCGGTCAATGGCAATGGCCGGGATCGGTCAGCATTGACGCGGGCCGTGACGCGCGCGCCGACATCGAACTCTGGCGCATGGGCCTTGCTACCGCCGCCGAACTCTACGGCGAGGCGGGACACGATTGGCAGGCCAGCATGAGACAGCGCGCCAAGGAGGCGGCGTATATCCGCGAGCTTGCGGAAGAAATGGACGTAAGCCCTGCCGAGATTAGCGGGGGCAAAGAGTCTATCGCTACCGATCCCAACCGCGCCCCGGTCACGGCTCCAGCGCCGTCCGCACCGGAACAGGAGCTATCGCAGTTTGCCATCCCGCGTAAATACGCGCACATCAACTTCAAGCCAACTGCCGCCCTCGCGGTCGAGGCCAAGCGCGGCCTTGAGTGGCGCGAGGAATACGGACGCGGAGGAACGGAAGTCGGAGTCGCCCGCGCGCGCGATCTGATGAACCGCGCCAATCTTTCACCGGACACGATTCGCCGCATGAACAGCTATTTTGCCCGTCACGAAGTCGATAAGCAGGGCGAAGGATTTAAGCCGGGGCAGGACGGTTATCCGTCTGCTGGCCGTATCGCGTGGGCCTTGTGGGGCGGCGATGCGGGCGCGTCATGGGCTGCGGCCCGCGCGGCACAGATGGATGCCGTCGATGACGATGAAGGCTAAACTTTAACGGGGGCGATTGCTTCGACCGACTCTGCGGAGTCTGGCACGGGGGTGAAAGCCCCCCGCCTCCACCTTTTGACAGATTGCGTCTTGCATGACCAAGACCGACTTCGCTGTTCTGCAAGGACAGATCGACGCGCAGGCTGCAACCATTTCTGACGTTAGCGTCATTACGGTTGGCGAGGCCAAAGGCCACGGACTGCAAATCGACGCGCAAACCCTGGTTGAAGTAAAAGCCGCCGCCGAGACTTACGCGGGCGGGCTGAAGGTGAAGACGGATCATTACACCGGATTCAACGAAATCGTTGGCACACTGAAGAACTTCCGCATCGACGGCGATCAGCTACGCGCCGACTTGTTCCTGCTCAAGAATCACGATGCGACTGCTCGCATCTTGGAGATGGCCGAGCTTATGCCCGACACCTTTGGTCTTTCGATCTCGTTCACGGGCGAACACGAAGAGAGCGACAACGATATTGTCTTTGCCCGCTGCACGGAGATTTACAGCGCCGATTTGGTTGATGCTCCCGCCGCGAATCCCACGGGGCTGTTTAGCGTTAAGGTTGACAGCGAGAAAAAGGCTATGGACGAAAAGCAATTTGCCGAAGCCCTCGCCTCTGCCCTCGCGCCGATCAACGACAAGTTGAGCGCGTTTGAGGCTTTCATGACCGAGGCCACCACCAAGTTTGCCGCGCTGGAATACAAGCCGGAAGACGAGGAAGCCCCGAAGATGGAAGACGGCGAAATGCCCGAATCCGAAGACGAGGAGAAGGAAGACATGAGCGCGAAGCTCGCCGCCGAACTCGCGGAGATCAAATCGCTCGTCACCAATTTCGGCGCAAAGCCCGTGGCCGTTGCGGTTCCCGTCGAGGCCAAGACCGAAGAGGTCAAAGAGCCGACCAACTTCTCCGAAGCCCTTGAAGTCGTGAAGGCCGAAGGTCTTTCCGGTGCCGCCGCCACGAAGGCCGTCATCGCCCGCTTCCCCGATCTGTATCTCGCCGCTCGCAACTCTGGCATCAAAACCCTCTAACAAAACAAAACTATGGCATCCCAAGTTGATTCAACAAACCGCTCGTTCGTCGCCAACGCCGCGATCAGCGCCTTCCGCCTCGTTCGCCTTCACACGACCGAAAACGAAGTTGTCGCCGCCACCAACGGTGCGGCCATCGGGTTTACGCAGGAAGACGCTTCGGCGGCTCAAGTCGTGAACGTCAAACTTTTCCACCCCACCTACCTCGCCACTGTTTCCGGTGCTGGCGTTGCTGCTGGCTCGGCGGTTCACGCGGTTGCCGCTGGCACCGTGGCCTCGGCTGGCGGTGTTACGGTTGGCTTCGCGGTTGCCGCTGGCACGACCAACGACATCATCGAAGTCGCGGTTCCCGTGAAGAGCTTCTAACCCTAACTGACCTACTACTATGGCTTACACTAACTCCAACGCTCTTCCCCGCGCGGAAATCTCGCAGGCCGTTTTCGAGGCCGCGTCGAACTCCGCATCGCTGCCCTTCATCGGACTTGAAGTGCTTCCCGTCTATTCGGTCGCGGCTCGCTCTGGCGAATACGTCAAGATCGACCTCGGCCCCGGCGAAGCCTACAACGTCGATGCCCTCCGCACGGCCCCCGGCACGGATCGCAGCCGCGTCACCCGCCGCTTCACCACCGACAACTACGCTTGCACCAGCTATGAACTGGAAGAGCTTCTGCCGGATGAGACGAGCGCCGACCTTGGCCGCTACTTCGATGTGGAAGTTTCGTCCGCGACCTTCCTTAACAACTCGCTCCTCATCAGCCATGAGCAGCGCGTTGCCGATCTGGTCTTCGGTTCCGGTATCAGCGCCATCAGCGCCTCCGCCGCCTACACCGCTGGCTCCATCGACACCTTGGACATCGCCAAGGACGTTGACGATGCCCAGACCGAGCTTGCCAAGCGCAACGTGGTCGCGGACACCGTGATCCTGTCGCTCCAAGTCTTCAACCGCATCCGCCGCTCGACAAAGCTGCTCAACAACCTTTTCGGCCCCGTGAAAAACGTGGCGCAGGCTCGTCCTGCTTCCGCCGAGGAAGTTGCCGCCGCCCTCAACGTGTCGCGCGTCCTTATCGGTCGCGGTGCCCGCAACGGTGCCAAGAAGGGTCAGACCTACTCTGGTTCTTTTATCTGGGGCAACAACAAGGTTGTCGTCGCCAAGCTCGGCGCTGGTGAGTTCACCGCTGGTGGACTTGGCCGCACCCTGCTCTGGAGCGAAGATAGCCCGACGCCGCTGGTCACCGAGACTTACCGCGACGAGGCCCGCCGCTCCAACGTCATCCGCTGCCGCCAAAACACGGCGGAGAAGCTGATCGACGCAAGCTGCGCCATCGGCATCGACACCTCCTACGCCTAAGAGACTGTTCTGTGTGTTCACTGAGACCCCGCCGGGAGGCGGGGTTTCTGCTTTTTGACAGACGCCCTCGGGCAGATGAAAATTGCCGTCTGCTTGATTGCAGGCAACGAGGCGGGGCTAATTAGCCGCGCGCTCGACTCTGCCTTCTCCGTAACCGATACCGTCATTGTTGTCCGTGCCATCGGGGGCCAGACACCTGACCAAACGCTCGACGTTGCCCGCCAGCGCGGTTGCATTGTCGGACAATACCACAACAGCCCTGCGACTGCGGCATGGCCTTTCGTGGACGATTTCGCCGCCGCGCGCAACGAAGCCTTCCGCCTCGCCGCGCAAACCGATGCCGAGTGGTTCATGTGGATGGATTGCGACGATACCCTGCCGGAAGGGATGGGCGAGACGATCAAGCAAGCCTGCACCGATACGAAAGAGGATTGGATTCTGGCCGAGTATGAACTGCCGCAGCACTGCAAGTCCGTCCTGCGCGAGCGCCTATTTCGTCGCGGCACGGCGGCATGGTTCAACGGGGTTCACGAAAAGTGCATCCCGGTCACGGAGGACAAAGACAAAGAAACCCTGCAAGTGCGCGTCCGCAAGGACATCCGCATTGTTCACCAACCGCTCGACGCCAAAACCGGATCACAGGAACGCAACCTTAATATCCTGCTCTGGCGATACCAAGAAACGCAGCACATCGCTTTCTATCTGCACTATGAGTTCTTCCTGCTGGGCAAGCGCGAAGAGGCGGTCAAATACGGCTTGCAAGCCCTGCGCCTCGACAACCTCGATGGCGTCTATCGCTACGAGGTCTTACTGAACCTCGCCATGATGGCCGAGAAAAACGAACACGGGCAGGATTTGCTTCAGCGCGCGATCAAGCTCTGTGACGCCCGGCGCGAGGCGTATCACTTGCTGGCGCTCTTGCAGATGGACGCGGGGCAGACCGCCGAAGCAGTGAAAACAGCCGAGCATTGTCTAACGATCAAGGAGCCGAAGCTTTTTGAATGGACGCATCGCCCCGACATCTACGGCTGGAAAGGTTTTGCTACTCTTGCGTGGGCGCACCGCGCTAACGGTGACGAGGACAAGGCTGCGGAGATCGAAGAAAAGATGCTGGAAGACGGCGGCAAGCCCCGCATTTCCCTATTGCACGCCACCCGTGGCCGCTGGTCGCAAGCAATACAGACAATGAATCTGTGGGTTTCCCGCGCCACAAACCCGATGGCCGTGGAGCATATCTTCGCCATAGACAAGGACGATAAAGAGACGGACGAAAAGCTGACGCGGTTCCGGGCCGTAATCTCCGACAGGGGTTACTCGGTCGGCGCATGGAACACCGCCGCCGATCATGCTTCTGGCGATGTGTTGATCCAGATTGCCGATGACTTTGAGCCTCCGGTCGGTTGGGATCGCCTCATTGTTGAAGCGTTAGGCGGCGACATTTTCGCGCCGAAAGTGCTGCGCGTTTCGGACGGCAACCGCACGGATGGGTTAATCACTTGCGCCATCGTCACTCGCCGCTGGCACGACATTCACGGACTGTTCCACGGGGAATATCGCAACGTCTATTCCGACAACGATCTGACCGCGACCGCGACCAAGGCCGGGGCAATCATCGAAGCCCCGCAAATCGTCATCCGCCACCATCATCCGTTCTTCAACGACAAGGTGAAGATGGATGCGACCTACGAGCGCGGCAACGACCCTGCCGAATACGAAAGGGCCAAAGCAATCTTTCAAGCCCGCCACCCATGAGCTATTCGCAAAACAGCGAAGAAGCGGTCTTGCTTGACTACTTTGGCGACAAGTCAGACGGCACTTTTTTAGAAATCGGCGCGTTCCATCCGACCCGCCTGTCCAACACTCGCGCGCTGATTGAGCGCGGCTGGTCTGGCGTCATGGTCGAAATGTCGCCTTACGCGCTGGTCGATCTGGTCGAAGCCTACAAGGACATCCCGCGCGTCCGCATCGTCGCCGGGGCCGTGACGATTAACGCGCAGCCACCCGCATCAGTATGGCTTATGCCCAAAGATGCGGAGAATGACGGGGCGATTAGCACGACCGAGGCATGGCACCGCGACAAATGGGCGGGGCGCGTGAGCGGCAAGCATATTGCCATGACCGCCGCGACGATCAGTATGACCGAACTGATGTGGATACTGCCTCCGCAGATCGACCTTGTAAGCATCGACACCGAGGGAACCAGCGCGCAACTGGCAAGCGCCTTCGACTTTGATCGCTTTGGCGTCAAGGCCGTAGTGCTGGAGCATGACGGAGCGGAAAAGATTGCCATGCCCACCTCCTTCCGGGTCGCCGCGATGAACGCCGAAAACGTGATTTTCCTACGATGAAACGCGCACCGATACCCGATCTGTCCGTCCTTATCCCGACCATCACCGAGCGGGAGCAGGAAGCTAATGCCCTATTCCGGTCGCTGGAAGCCCGCGTGAAGGGTCGCAACGTCGAGATAGTAATGCTGCGGGAAAACCTCCTGTGCGGCATCGGAGAGGCCCGCAACAAGCTCCTACGCGCAGCAGGCGGGAAATACATCACTTTCCTCGATGACGATGATGCGCTCTGCGAGGGCTACTTTGAACTCGTCCTCGCCAATATCGACCACGACAAGGACGTTATTACCTTCGACCAGTGGGCCAGCGTCGATGGCGAGACAGGGCGCATCAACTGTCGCCTCGGCCATGAGGTTGAGCCATTCCGCCCCGGTGGAGTAACCAAACGCCCGCCGTGGTTTTGGTGCGTCTGGCGGCGGGAACTGGCCTGCGCTTATGCCGTCCCGCAAGTTCGCCGCAACGAAGACATCTTGTGGCTGCGTCATCTTTGGGTCGAAGCCGAGACGGAAGCGCATATCCCGCAAGTCCTGCACCGCTACAACTACGACAGCACCAAGACCACCCTTCAGAAGCCATTGACAGAGGGCGAATAGCATGGCCCTCGACACGGCGCGGCTCGCTACCGAACTCGACAGCATCATTGCGGACTTGCCCGCAACGGTGACTTTCGGTTCGTCCACGTTTAGCGCGGCGGTCACGCAAGGCACGGTCGGCAGCGACATTGCCGAGGGCGGATTCCTACCCTCCCGCGACATTGGCCTGCACGTTAAGTCCACGACCGACACCCGCGCGGTCAAGGTCGGCAGCAAGCTCTCCGTCGTGTCCCAAGGTGTGACCAAAACCTACCGCGTCATCAGCATCGAACGCTCGCAAGACGGGCAAGAACTCATTTTCTCATGCCAGAGTCCGTCCCGCTAAGTTATCAGTCGATCAAACGCCGCGCCCCCGAACCGCTGGAGGAGGCCGTCGAGAAGTGCGTGGTCGATATATTCGCCTTTGCCCTGCGCGGCTACTGCGACATGAGCGCCGTGACCGTGACCCGCGCCGACACCGGGGATGATTTAATTGTTCCCGCCGTAGTGGTCCGCGCGGCCCGCCTGCGCGAATCCATTCCGGCGCATGATGTCTATGAGGTGCAAGTCGGCATTTCGATCATGTCGCTTATGGATAAGGACGATGACGTTTCGCCCGCCTGCCCGCAGGAGTTTATCGACCAACTCTGGGCGGCAACCGTGGCGATCATCGAAGACCCGCATTTGCTCGACGTATTGCAGACCAGCCGCAGCAGCGTGACTTGGCACGGATTGACCCGCCAAGGGTCGATGGAGTTCTCGCGGCAGGAGCGTCACGCCGTCCGCACTTACCGCTTCAACGTCCATGTTTCGCGTCTGGCCTAAAGGTTGACAGGGCGCAGCGGGTATGCCCGCGACTATTGTTTCTTCTTCCGCTGCTACCAGCGTGGTTTTCGGATGCACTGCCGAGACAGGCATCCTCATTAATTCCTACAGCCGCCAAGTCTCGCGCGAAAAGGCCGAGGTCATGGACAATGATGGCGATGTTGTAGCCGTCACTTACTTCAAGCCCACAGCGACTATTTCCATCGAAGGCTCGGTCAACGGCTCGACTGGCGTGATGGCCGCAGCCCCCGGTGTCGCTCTTTCGCTCAACAGCACGACGAGCGGCAACGGCATCACGGGCGGATCAATCATCGTCGATTCTGTGACTCGCAGCGAAACCTCCGAAGGTTTTGCGACCTTCTCGGTCGAGGCCACGCAGTATCCGTCGATCTAACGCTTTTGTTCTAACGCGCCACGGCGGGCGCGCAATCCCGCCGTCCTAAATTCAAATTATGCTACAGGAATCCGCGCAAAATGATGAGGTCTTCATGACCTCCTCGACCAAGCTGGCAACCGCGTTGCTGGCTCTTGGCAACACCCTTCGCCGCCCGCCCTGCACGCGGCAAGTTCGCCGCGACGGCAAGACTATCGTCACCTTTCTTTTCAACCCCACGACCGAAGGCGCAGTCGATTCCTGCGGCAAGCTCGCCGTGCGCTGGATGGAGCTTGAGGGCCAAGACCCCGGCGACCAGACCCCCGTCGATCTGCAAAACCGCCTTACTTGGCTGGCCGAACTGCGCGAGGAAGGCGACCCCGTTGCCATTGCTTACGCGAACAGTGGATGGCGGGACATTGCCCTGTCCATCGCCAAGGCCACGCCGCGCATGGTCGAGGTGCAGGGCCGCGACTCCATTGGCTTTGTCCGCGAGGACGCCACGCCGCAGGACATTAAAAATATCCAAAGACACCTATGAGCATCGAAGCAATCGCCACTGACGAAGAAATCCTCGAAGAGGGCTTGCCCCGCCCGCAAGCCCTCTCCCGTGCCACGCTTAATAATGGCCGCAAACTCGGAGACTTAACCGTGCGCCCGCTAACCGCCGAAACGCTCTCTTACTTGTTTGAAGTGCAAAACTTCTACATCAAAGGGATGCAAGGCGAGCGCGTCAGCCCGTCCAACGCCAACGCCATCTGGAGCACGGGCGAGTTTATTTACATTCACGCCGCCGATCCCGACGAAGTGGCCGAGGCGGTGTGGTATCGCAGCGAGTTCCGGCAAAAGGTGCGGCAGTTCTTAGCGGGTCCGCTCAATGATCCGGCCATCTTGACTGCCGCCTTGCCGATTATCGAAGAGATGGTGCGCGAATACTTTGCCGCGCAAAGCGAAATAAAGCCGACTCCGGGCAAGCCTCAAGTGCAACGCGGGGGAAAAGCATTAGCCCGTCGTGGCAAGCAAGCTACTTAGCCAGCATTGCGACCAAGACGGGCTGGAGCGCCGATTACATCCTGCGTCAGTTGCCAGTCGCCACGGGCCTGCAAGTGATCCTCTGGCATGATATTGCTGCCGGAAGATCAATGCGGTGGAGTCAAAGCATGGACGAGGGCGGCGGCATGGTGGACATCGAGGCGCAAATGAAAGCATCGCTTGCTAACGCCAATGAAAATCACGGCCATGACTGACACTTCCGACCTGCGCGGGCGGCTCACTGTTTATTCGCAGATTGTCGGCAAAGAAAAAAGCGAAGCCGTTAAACAATTTGCCCGCGTGGCGTGCGTGAATTTGGCAACCGGAACGCAGCCTTTTGGCAACACCAAAAGCGACAAAGAGCCGGGCGAAAAAGCGGTCGAAGTTGATATTAGCAAGGTTTTTTATACGCCTCAAGACGGCGGATTTGCTCGCGCCCTTAAAGCAATCGTCTCCAAGGGCAGGCGCAGCGAACAGGCTAAACAAAAGTTCAACGCTCGTTTGGATGGTTACCTTGCCAGCAACAACACCAAGGCTATCGCGCGGCTGGCTCGCTCGTTCAACTGGCAAGGGGTTTTGTTCGATGATATTGACCCCCAGCTTCATCAAGACGCACGGCGCGGCCCTCGGATGCGCGTGCCGAAGCGGCGAGGCGCAATGCACATGGTCATCGGGGCCAACGAGCGGCTGCAAAAATACAAGGATGAGCAAAAACGCAAGGTTGGTTTGACCAAGGCAGGATGGGCGGTTTGCGCCACTAAAATTCCCTTGAAAAGAGCGAGTAGCCCAACGCGCGGTATTCCGCAATGGGTCACGCGGAACATCAATCGCGCTTCGGGCAGCATCGTGGATGGCAGCCACGACCCGCACAATCCGCGCGTAGAAATGACCAACGAAACCCCTTGGACATCACAGGTGCTTTCGGCGTCGGCAATCAAAGAGGCTTTGCGCCTAGCGCGGGAGAATTTTATCAAATACATGAACCAGCAGATCAAGGTCACGTTGCGCGAGCAAGCCAAGTTGAAAGCGGCCTAATAGGTAAAGATGGCCGACGTAACAACAACATTTGCCGCCAAGGACGAATCCTTCGCCACGACCGTTGATAAACTGAGCGGGCGGCTGCAAGGCTTTCAAAGCGAGACGCAGAGCTTTACCAGCAAGGTCGGGGAAATGGCAAAAGGCTTCGCCGCCTTTGTCGGCCCGATTGCCGCTGTCGGCGCGGCGTTTATGGGGGCCAAGGGATTCGTTAATTCTTTCCGTGACGCTATCGACATGGGCGGCAGGCTCAACGATCTGTCGCAGCGCACGGGCGAGACGGCGGGCAACCTTGCCGTCCTTCAGCGCGCCTTTGAAAACGCCGGATCAAGCGGCGAGGCAGTCGGGCCGATGCTTAATCGCCTGCAACGCTTCATGATTGAAGCAAGCGAGGGCGGCAAAAAGCAAACAGAGACAATGAACGCGCTCGGCCTGAGCTACGCGCAGCTTGCCAGCCTAACACCGACCGAGCAAATGGAGCTTTTGGCGCAACGAATTTCCGCCATTCCCGATCCGGCGCAACGCTCGGCCTTGGCAATGGAAATTTTTGGACGCAGCGGCGGCGAACTTATGCCACTGCTTCGCAATATGAGCGAGGAGTTAGACGTCGCTCGCACACAGTTGGGCAGCTACCCCGAAGCAATTAACCGCGCCAACCAAGCCCTTGACGACATTGGAGACAACTTTGCCGCGATTAGCGTCAAGGCCCGCGAGTTTGTCACGGGGGCCTTAGTCGATATTGCTCCGACAATCGCCCGCGCCAGCGAAGAACTTGCACGAATGGATTTCGCCGGAATGGGAATCAAGCTATCGGAAATCTTGCAACGAACTTATGATTTCTTTGTTGGTCTTTGGCAAAATCCGGCGCAAATATTCGATTTGTTCGGCTCTTATTTAGACGCTCAACTCCGCATCGCGGGAGATACTTTGGCAACGGCCTTTATGACTGCCGTGAATACGTTTGGCAACCTGCTTAACGAGCTTATTTCGGGCGGCGCTTTTAACAGAATCAGTGATGTTGTTGCCAATGCTTTTGTGGTTGGCGTTACCAAATTCAATTTAGAATTGATGAACGCTTTAGAGGGCGCTGCAAGATTTTGGGGAGGATTGTGGGATTTGGTAACAGGTCAAGGAACGCAAAGTTTTGCCGAAAAATTGTTTTCTGTAGTAGAATTGTTTGCCAGTGACTTCGGGCGGGCGATGATTGATCCGATAGGATTTATCGGCAACAAACTTACGTCCGCATTGATGGGGGCCTCGCAACAAGCCTCGACCGATTACCAGTATGCCTTCAACGAAGCATCCGGCGCATGGGTTGATCGACACAAAACCGGGTTAGAAGCGGCTCACGAAAGCGCGGGGCAGCGGCTGCAAACCAGCCTTGGCGAAGCGGGACAAGCAATTACTTCGGCCATGCAATCTGCCGCTAATAATGCAGAGATTGTGGAAGTTAACTTGTTTGGCGGGAAAGATGCAGTGCAGCGCACAAATGAATTAGCACAAGAAATTGCCAATAATGGCGCGCAGTTTCGCGCGTCGATGGAGTCTTCGATTCAGCCCTCCCAGACAATTGCCAGCAATTTTGCCAACTTGGGAGAAAGCATCGAACGCCACATGCGCGAAAGCGAAACACTAAGCGCCAACATCAAGCTCAACTTGGAAGGAGCCAACGCAGCGGCGCAACAAATCCCGTCGGCGTTTGATTTAGGCAACGCTTCCAGCAATAAAATTGCATTGAATCTGGAAAACTCGGCGGGAAGCGCAGAAGCCGCAGGCAGTTGGTTTGGACAGTCTGAAAAAGCGGCCAACAGAATTTCAATTCATGGTGCGGAATTTGAAACATCCGCCGCCGATGCGGCAGGGCAAATAAACACGGCTAAGGGTGACGCCAAAATCATTACCGACGTCATGACCGGGCCGTCCGGACTCACTAGCAAGTTCAACGAAGCCATGTCGCGCACCAAGCAACTGCGCGACACCATCGACTACTTTATCGCCGCCGGGAAAGAAGTGGCAGACAACTTGCGCGCGGCCAGCCGCGCAGACGGCAATATGCGCGAATATGAGCGCAATCAAGACCGCGCACACAATCTGCGCGAAAGGGGCTATGATCGCATCGCGAATCAAATTGAACGCAACGCCAAAGAAAAGTTTTTGCGCGATGAGCTTAAAGACCGAATGAGGCAAAATGCGGAAGACAAACTGGAAAGGCAATTAAAACGGGCCAGCGAAGCATTGAGCCTAAAAGAAGCCAATGAAATTCGCATGGCCGCTGAACGGCAATTTAGGCAGTCGATGGAGGAAATTGGCCGACTGACCAAGGAACAACTCAACGAAGCCGCGCTTGGCCTCAAGGAGGGGGCGCAAATCGCTGGACAACAACTGTCCACGTCGGGAAAGGATGTCGGCAGTGCCCTCAAAGAAGCTGCTTCAGCATTGCGCGATGCGTTAAGTGGCCGCGACGACAGCCAATCGGCATTAGCCTTGGAATCTACACTTCAACAATGCCGGGAGTTTTTGGAGTCGATTAACGAAAAACTGCCGCAACACGCATTAAGCTGATATGCCTTCTATCGTAAAAGAATCTTCCGAGTTAATTGCGCGCAAACTGGCACTTGTTAATCAGCAGGTGCAAGAGCAAGCAAATGGCCTGCTTGTGGTTGCTCTTGATTTCACGGCGGCAGCAATTCGCGAGCCCGCAGTGCGACCATTATTTGCTCCCGACTCGCCGCCGCCTATCGCGCCAACTGCCGTCAATGTTGATGTGCTGCAAAACAATCGTATTTACATGAGCGATGCGGCATTTGAAATAAAGCATGGCTTGCTGCACATAAGCGCCACCTATTATGGAGCGTTGGTGTCGGCGCAGCGCAGCCCCTTCATCACATATAGTTACGAGTCTCGTGTTACGACAGTAAGAAAACAGTCGGGGCTAATAGCGGTCGGTCAAATATTGCCAACACCGCAGATACAATTTGATGTTGCTTACGATGTATATACAATGCGCGTCACTATTGAAAAACCCTCGCTTTCTTGCGCGGTAGTTGATCGCGCGTCTGTCGATGTTGAACAACTATTGCCATTGCCGCGCATTGTAAAAGCGACATTTACCTCTATTCGTTTAAGGCAGCCAGACCCCGAATATACGTTAGATTTACGGCATCGATCGCTTACAGCCTTGCAGCTTCTTGAGGAGACTAACACCGCGGAATCTCTTTTTAGTGTAGAAAAACAAATCGACCATCAAACTCGCCGCGTAGTCGTCGAAAGCTATACGGGGAACCGGTTGCTATTAGATTCATAACCTCGGCAATAACATGGCAGACATTGACCTTCATTTATTTGAAGAGGATTTGCAAAAGCGACCAGCGCGCGGAAGCAACGCGCCCCCGGTTTCAATTCGCGCCAAAGACCTTGACGGGAATTTCAAAAAGGTCACAGTCATCGACAGCGAAAAAGACCCGCCCGAATACGTGGTCGAATACACTGATGAAGGCGTGATTCTCAAAGACTTTTTGGCGCAAGGCGAAAACACAGGTGATTTATTGTATTGGGACGGCGACGGATGGGAGATTTTAAGCGCCCCGCAAGACGACAAACTCCGCGTTTTGACAATCCAAAGCGGCAATCTGGAATGGATTGAAACTGAAGATTGTGAATAATGGCAACGATCAAAACACAAACCGCGACAGGGCGCAGGGCGGTTGTTACTAAAATTGTTAATGGTGATAGACGCGTTAGTTGCTCGTGTTGCTCGTCTGGCTGCTGTATGTATCGCGCTCAAGATGTAAGCGATGCCGTTATTGAAGCCGATGATTTGCCAGCTTTGGTCACGGTGTTTTTGCCTCTTGGCGGAAGCGTCACGGCAAGCAAAAGCGGAACTTCTTATGCAGGCTCCGGGGTAACTATTAGCCTTAATGATGACAGATGGGTTCGCTCATCGGGCGGAAATTCGCTCGGCAGCAGTTCGTGTTTGATTGTTTCCGATAAGGTAGAAGATTCATTTTTAGATAGCTATACAGTTGCCTATCAAGAAAGCGATGAAGAGGGTGCAGAAACGGTTAATGTGACTGTTAACCGGACAGATTTGTGTAGGTGGGCAAGCGATCCATTTACAATCAACGAATCGGGTCGATCAATTAGGCTTTGGTTTAGCGATGGAGTGTATCCCAATCCTACATTTCCAAGGCAAACATGGCTGATTGAAAACTCGTTTTCGTTGTGGGTAAAAAGCGGAACAATGGACAGTCCTGTGGGAAGTTATGATTCAATGGGCAGTTTGCCCAGCATTAGCGCATCCTAATGTGTGTCTATCAACACAAAGAGGCGGTTGCAGGGAGGTTTTACTGTTCTTTGGGCTGGTATGGGGACAGACCTTGGATTGGCAACTGCATTGAGTGTTTGAAGCGCGGCGACAATACCCCAGAGGCAAGAGCGGTATTTGATGCGTCTTCAGAGCGCGCTCATCCGTCTAATCGCAAACGAATTAGCGGATGCTGCGACCGAGCCGATCAAGCATAGGAAGAGCCTTTGACATCCTCGCCGCCATCAGAGATGGCGCGAAAACTTTACATCGACACGGAATCTGGTCGTTTTGTCGAAGGGCTGGAATCCACGATCCCCGCAGATTTGAACGCCTTTTTTCAGGGCGATAGTGCTTCATACGAATTGTATTTTGTTCGTCGCGCAACGTCTGGCACCTACGAACCGCAAGATTTGTCAGCCGCCTCGGTCAAGCTGCACATTGGCCCGCCTCCGCCTTCTACTGCTACCGCATACGTGGCACAGAACTCGTGGTCGAATCTTCCGACCACTGTGAGCGCTACTGCAACCCGCGTTGTCACCGGAGGGCCAAGCGCAAACGAGCAGCAAGTTATTGCCCTGTCTCCAGAAGCGCACTTGGGAACCTTTGCGCTAACCTTCCCGGCGCGCACGATTGCGCTGACTGGTTCCGTTGCGGCGGGCGTGTTTACGTCAAGCGGATCACACGGCCTAACTTTGAACGAGCCCTTTTCCATCACGGGCTTTGAGGGCGCTTCTGGAGGCCTGTCTAGCGGGCAGTCGCTTTACGTAA